GCTCCCACCAAAACACGGCTGTACTCGTATCGCTGTGCTTATACTTAATCTTAGGATTACCATTCGCATAGTAGGTATACTGAGCCTGATGATTCTGCTCGTAGGTATTCGCATATGAACGTGTACCAAAGATCTCGAACTCCGCCAGAAGAGGTAAGTAGTCCTTTGTGGCTACGATATTCGCCTCTACGTCGGTGTTATTACCTACGCCGTCAGTATACTTAGTGATAGGCTTCATTACCGCACGAAGCGCAGCAGGAAGAGCTGCCATAAGTGTGTTAGCCTTAGGATTCGTTGCGCAGGTAGCACTCGGATCTGTTCCGGTACATCCGGCAGTCTTCTTTGAGCCATATACGGAAGGAGCCTGGTCAGTAGATCCGAGAATATCGTATCTCATATCGCAAGCCTGCCATCCGCCGATGTTGGTGTTATAGTCTGAAGAAGTTCCCCAGTGGTTCATCTGGAAGTACTTCGTACCATCATAGCTCTGATACTGATTATAGTAGCTGTCGCAAAGAGCGATGCTTGTACCATTTTCGGCAGCAGTCTTAAAGCCCTGGAAGGATATTCCGGAGCCCTCTTTCGCGCTATTATGATCAAAACCTATGATATAAGCGTATACGGTGCTGCTGAGCGAAAGCGTGCCTACAGTACCGGAAAGCTCTACCGCCTTACAATCTCCAACATCCCACAGAGTACTTCCGAGGCCTGCTGCCGATACTGCTGAAATTACATCCCAGTCATTATCGTCAAGAGTTGTAGATGCGAAGCCTGCTACTGCGGTATATGTTGTCTCTGTTGTTACTACCACTGTATCGGTTAGTACGCCTGTCTCTCCTGAGAGATCTGCCGATACTGTATAGGTGCCTGGAGCTTTAATCGCTATGGTAGCCGCTCCGGAACTCTCTACAGCAGTATATGTGTGAGTTCCATCCGTAGCGGTAACTGTCGCTCCGGTTCCATTGGCCACGGTTACGTTAAGAGTCGCAGTAAATACGGACACCGTACCAGTATAAATACCATAATACTGACCGATGCTTATAGTTGATGAGTAAGTAACGCCTCCTGCGGAAGCAGATGCCGTAAAGGTCGTGTTAAGACCTAAGACTGTTTGTCTTACTACATACGGAGAGCTTGACGGTACCGTACCGGTATAAGTCTCAACGCCGTCCGTAAGCGTGAAGGTCTCGCCGGCAAAATCCGCATCGAATGTAAGCTCTACGATAGAACCGGCTGTCTTATCAGCCAGCTCATCGCCTACGCTTGTAGCTTCGATATTAGTCCCCACTGTAAGGGAATCGCCTATAGAGATATCTGCGGTTACTTTATAGAGCTGGTTTGCATAGATAAGGTACTCGCCTGCTTCATAGTTCTGTGAAGCGATAACTGAAGCTTCTACAGTTGCTATATTATTCTTGAAGTTCTCAAAGTCAGACGCCAAAGCGTATGCCGATGAGCTTACTGATATGGTGGCTGTGGCTGTATTGCTAAGCGTTGTATACCAGTCCTGCTCAATGGTTGACGGAGTCGAGCCATTGTAAGCCGGCAGATAGTCCGCCGTATTTGCTGCCACAATAGAATAGAGAATCGGACTTGCTAAGGCATCAGACGCGTCCTTCGCCCAGATACCAACCTCGTTGATATAGAATCCGCTTGTTACAGAGATATTAGATACCACTGCCTTTAAGCATACCGATGTGCTGCTGTACGGAGTCACGCTGGAGAATGGAAAAGATAGCCTCTGATTCTTAAGAGCTGTCATTGCCTGCATGGCTGTGACTGTCTTATCGGCTGCGCTATACGTTCCATCTCCTACAGTAAGAGCGGTAAACTCCATCTGCTTACTTCCGGCCATAACACTTGCTAAGAGCGCCGCTCCAGCATCAGTAATGACCGCACTTCCAAATTCTGCCATTATTATTTCCTCCTTTATGATATGGTTACTCGGGCAAAGCCGCCGCCCTGTCCTATGGATCCGTACGCAGTATGGCTTACTACCTGCGTCCTCGTAAATGTATCCGTTATCGTGTTCCTTACAGTACCTACCAAAGCAGCCGCAGCATAAGCGGAGCCTTTGATCTCATTGGTAAGACTTACCTCATCCAAGATCTGAGAGAAGCGCTTAATACTGTTAAGCACTTTGATGAAGTTCGCATCATTAACGTAGAGCTCCGGGTACGCTGTCGATATCTTGAAGTGCCCCGGAGTGCCCGAATAATCGAACCACTCTAATACGCTTGCTGATGTGAAGTATATCGAAAGTACCTGCTCTATAGCCCATTTAGTACCTATCTTCCAGTGGATTTTCTTCGCGCTCTTAATGATCTCACGCTTTTTATCAATATCCGCATCATACAGATACCAGGTTATATTAAGCTCGTAGGCTATAAGATCGAGATATTTTTCACTCATAGCAGCTATGGCTTCGTCTGTCCATTTATTCAGGACTTCCATAGAAGAGGCCATATCATGCGTGTAATAGCTGGTCGATTCCGCAAGAGAAGCATCTACATCATCATCGCGCATCCATTCAGGAAGGAGCTTTGCGAAATCGACATCATTAAGCTTTACATTATTCATCCGGCACCTCCTTACTCATCGTCGTATACGACGTGTGTAACATTGGCCGTAAGACTTTCCCCGTCAAAATGCGCTACGATAGCACCGGTAAGAGCTGTATATACAGGATATGTGATATCTACCCTGTCAGCTCCCGCGTCAAGGATAAGCTTCTTAAGATAGTCCGGATTGATATCCCTGGCTATCACTGTATCCTGCCAGAGCCTATAGGTCTCAAGCACTCCGTTCTCACCTTCGACGGCTTCCACAGTAGAAGCTTCCTTTTCAGAGCTCACATAGTAAGTAAGCTCTATATCATAGTCACTTGTAGCCGGAGCGAGAGTTGATACGTTATCGCCAAGAGGTCTTATGTCCTCCGCGCTTACTACGCTCTGAACCGCGCTGATCAGATCTGCGCCAGGGAGCTCCCCTGTTGTCGTCACGATATAGACATAAATCACATTAGCCGAAGGACTGACTATATACGCATCTGCCACATCATTATCCGCTGATAGCGCCCAAAAGCGATATGCATTAGCGGATCCAGCGGTAGAAAAGCTCGAAAGCTTAAGTCTTATTCTTTCTCTGTAATCATCGTCGGTCTCTTCATCTGTTCCTCCGGATGTAATCACGGTATTAGTCACAGAATCGACATAGGATACCAGGTCAACCATTGTCGTAATGGTTCCCGAGAGAAGTCCGTTATAGTCCGTGCCTCCCTCTATAGCTGATGCGGCCACATCGATGTATAAACTTCCTGCTGGTATAATTGCATCCGCATTCGTGGCAAAATAAAGACCGCCTTCCGTTGACGCTCTTGTGCCTTCCGGTATGGTTATATCAGAGGCATACACTTCCGCCAGGCTAAATCTAAGAGTTGTATTCGCCTTATCCGCTTCAAGCCTTGTGCAGTCGTATGAGTCTCCGATTGCATCCAGGGCGTCACCTATGGCATATTTAAGCAGGCTGTTCTTTGCCGCGTCATCCATAGTGTTAAACGCAATGACCAGAAGCGCGGATAAGGACTCGCCGAACATCCTTCGTTCATCTCCTGGATAAAGTGTCTCTCCTATATCTGTCTGTAACTTTTCAAGGACTGTAGCCAGGATGGTAGCTGCGTCTGTTTCCGATACAAATAATCCCATCTACTCTATTCCTCCTCGTCTTCATCATCTACATAAGCCGTATCGTCTTCATCCGCAGGATAAACGTCTACGCTATATGTTAAATCTCCGTCCACAGTAATTACATCTACCTCTATATCTTCGATATCCACTCTGGGCTCATACGTATCAAGGCACTCATCCGCCGACGCGGCAAGCTCTACCTCCGCGTCGTCATGCGGAAGATCTACGATGCCGCCTTCAATACCTTTTTCCCTGGCATAAGGTACTTCACCCTTTATGGTCTTTAAGAGATTATCGATGCACACCTGGACATTACTGTTTCCTTCTGCTCTCACGACACACCTCCTAAGGTTCTGTAAATGAGAGCTGAATCGTTGCATAGTGGATCTTGCCATTTTCCATGACCTTTATATCCGATGCCTTTACGGAATCCAGTCTCATCTTTTTTGGCCCGAATCGTTTTGCGCCGATATATAGGCCGTTCTTCTTGCCTATCTTTTTGTACCAGGACGTGACCTCCTTGCGGACTTTAACGCCGGTCTCAAGATAAACAGTGTACGAGAAGGATATTGTGCGCTTATCCTTCTTCTTTTTATCTTTATCGTAGCTCATATCGTAGGAAAGAGAATCCATCGGCTTTACCAGCTTCTTGTTAACTTTCCATTTTTTACTGCCCCATTTGCACATCACGGACATACGATCACATCCTTCCAAGGACCATGCCTGTCTGATCATCAAAGACAACATACACAACCACGTCATCCTTCTGGAGCGGAGTGTTATCTGTATCGATGCCCTCCTGCACCTTAAGCGGAGCTGTAATATCGCCTGGAATGTCTATAGACTCAACTCGACACGTCCCATCATCATAGATATTTACTATCTTTCCTTTTTTAATCATAAGCACCTAAAAAAGACCTTAGTCTTGTTATTCGTCATATCATGCCGAACATGATATATAAACATGTTACCGTCAAAGGACGCCATCCCTCTGGTCTTTATTCCGGCCACGCTTCCGGCTGTATAGCCGTCTGTAATCGGAGTAGCATAGAAGGTTCCGCCCTTTTTCATCTTGTTAAAATGGTGATACAGATTAGTCGCATATCTTTCGGCTGTACCTTTACTGTCGATGTATACCCGGATATTCACAGATTTAAGCCTTGATAAGTCAGAGCCATAAGTAAATTCTGTGGATCCATTCCGAATAGACAGAGCCGTAATAGTCTGCTCGTTGTGATATTCAGGCTTATTATCAGCGTCCAAAGATACTATCTGCTTCGGCTCGGTTCCTTCGATATATGCTTCATTGTATAAAACGAGCATTCCGTCGTATATTAAAAAGGCATCGCCCTCTAACAGGCAAAGCCTCTGAAAAAACGGAAAATCTGACTCATTTTCCTGCCGAAGATATAAAAACTTATGGTCTGTTATGCCGTATGTCATAAGCTTAAGCCCGTGCCTCTCGGCTATCTCCTTGGCGAGCTGTAACTTAGTCACCTGCTGCCATCCGGAGCTCCTGGCAAGATCAGCACTGACCGGTATAGATCCGGCTGTTATCTCGTAGCGACCGACTGACGGATAGATACTCCGTACGTACTGCACTCCGGAATCTACATGATCGTCGTAGACTCTTATCTTGTCACCGATTTTAGGCGCCCACGCATCCCAGAGCCCATCTGCATCAGCAAATATAATTTTAAGCGTATCACCATGCTCTTCTGCGTATTGATCTATCCAGCACTTATCAACATCAACAGAGCTCGTAATGTCAACACCCTTATACTCTACCTTAAGACTCATCCGCTATTCTCCATGGCGGAAGCGTCTCCGGATCCTGAGAAGCTTCATAAACAGGAATGACGAGCTCGACACCTTCGCCGAACTCGACCACTCCCATATAAGCTCTGTTCAAAGACATGATCTCGCTGGATAAAACTTCGCTTCCGCACATCTTATACGCTATCTCATCCCAGGTATCTCCTGCGGATGTAATATAGGTTATGTAACTAGAAACTGAAGCCATATGATTCACGTCCCTTCATCATTAAGTAACGATCTAAGAGGTCGAAGAACTCTGGCTCTTCTTCTCTAATCGCTGCTATAACATCTTCCTTTGTAGCATTTCCGTTAATGCTTATATTCGGGCTAAACGATACGCCGCCCAGGCTGATCTCGGTAGTATTTCCGGATGCAGCCTTACCGGTCAGCAAGTCGATAATGGTCGAATCCACTCCAAGGAGCTGACCAGCCTTAGCCCAGTAGCTTAAGTTCTGCGAACGGTATGCAGGATCGAACGAAAGCACTGCCTCCATGCCATCCTCGCCCGCGATTGATAAGCCGTCTGTAAAACCACCGGACGCGTACCACTTAACCTGAGTCGTAGGAACTTTATTGTTCTTCGCATCGAACGCCCCGCTAAGAGAGAAGTGAGGCAGGTCGATGTCGTGATTAAGTGTAAGCTTCGTTCTTGCGAACTGCGCCTGAAGAGCCGCGAGCTGTGTTGCTGCCGTTGCTCTTAATAGCATAAATCCTGCCAGGAATGTAGCATTAGCTGTAGCGAGTCCGGTCTTTAAGCCCTGCGCCAATGAGTTACCGAGAGCCAACCCGTCTGCCTGAGCTTCCGGAGCTGCGCTCGCGAATATCGACAGGAATGCATCTACAGCACTTGACGCTAAGTCCCCAAGCCCATTAAGTACAGACTGAACTACACTTACTGAGTCCGCCATACCGGTAAGGGACGATGCCGCTGCCGATGCATCCGAGTTTATAGTTGATACCGACGCCTGTATGCCTAAAAGAGCTGCCATAAGCAACAGCGACGAAGCCGCTGCAACGCCCATGGACACCCCGAAGGCCAATGCTCCGGCAGAACCTACCAGGGCACTCGCACCGAATGCTACTAACGCGACAGTGCCGGCAAGCAAGCTTGCTGTCATCATTAGCATCGATGCCGAGAAGGCTATGATAGCTCCACTCAGCATAAGTATTCCCGATGCCGCTGCCGGACCGTACATAGCTATAGTAGGAAGCTGTGTGCAGAATAGTGTCGCGCCTGCTGCCGCTATCGCTATTCCAGCGCCTACCATCAATACCGCCGCTCCCATCGCAAGTAGTCCGACTGCCGATACCGTTGCCGCGGATCCAATGGCTACAATAGCCGCCGTCACTCCGATAGCCACTCCGGCAAGCAGAATAAACACACCGACTGCTGCCGGACCTGCTTCTGCGAGCTGTGTTGCCGCCTGAACCAGTATCCACATAGCGCCTGCTATCAACATCACTGCCGCGCCTGCTGCCACAAGTAAGAGCGCCTGACCTGCCATTGTGCTAAACGAAGCACTTGCGCCTGCGACTGCGGGAGTTGCTGACGCTGCTGCGGATCCTACACTTGAGAACTTACCGACAAGTCCTCCGATACCGCTTCCGACTGTCTTGACCACGCTACCGATACCGCTTATCGCCGAGGATAATGGTCCAATAGCAACCGCCGCCACAGCTATAACCGGTCCGACCTTTGATATTACATCCCAGTGATCCGCTATCCAGGAGATAACGTCTCCTACTCCGCTTGCCAGCTCTACCACTCCGTCTACAAGATCAGGCAGCTTATTCTCTGCAAAGTCTTGTATCATCGGCCCGAGCTGTTCCGCAAAGTCCTCTATCTGTGGCTGTAAGTCTTCCACGACCTGAGTAATATACGGCATAGCATTATCCAGCGCATCTACAAGAGACGTTGCCAGCGGTTCTATCGCCGTATTAAGATTATTCTTAACGAGTTGCCATTTATCAGCAAAGGTATAAGTATCTTCTGCCGCCGAGCCTATAGTCTCCTGAGAGCTTTTAAGCGCGCTGGTGAGATCTTCAATATCAAGCGTTCCATTCCGGATAGCCGCCGACATTGTCGATGCCGCTCGGGTACCGAATACTTCCGAAGCGATAGACGTTGCTTTTGTCGCATCCTCTGCATTCTTAATCGCGTCATAATATTCCGATAAGCCCTTAGTAGCCGACTTGCCTTCTTTGGCCATAGCCGTTACCGACTTCTTCATGGCACCTAAGACTTCGGATGTATTAACACCGGCTTTATCAAGCTGGCCCATAAGAGCCGCCGCATCCTCGAAGGAATAACCCATCTCCTGAAGCTGAGCTCCATAAGACTGCATGTTAGACATGAGGTCATTAAAGCCCATACCCGTTGACTGTGATACCTTGAATATATAATCCATGGCATCGCCCATGTCTTCTGTAGATATATTCCACTGCTGGAATGCCTGAGATGATTCCTCTACTACACTGGATACATCTTCGCCAAGTAGATCGGCTACCTGAATAGCCTGAGTAGACAATCCCTGGAGAACGTCTCCGGTAACTCCGAGTCTTGTGTTGTAGTCCGCGATAACGCTGGAAGCATCTTCCAGCGTTGTAGGAACTGACTTATAAACCTCTTCCATGGTGGAATAGAGGTCTTCCAAGTCCTTTCCGGTTGCTCCGGTGCCTACTCTTATAGTGTTCTCAGCCTCCTTAAATTCAGTGCCAAGATCCACAAGAGCTTTTCCTGCGGCTATGGCTGCCGCCGATGCAGCTGCTATAGCCGCCACGGCAACCTTAGATACTGTTTTTGCGGCTTTACCAAAGCCTTCCATAGAGCCCGATGCGGACTTAATGGACTTATTAAGCGATGGATCTACCTGACCGGAGATCGATACTAACGCTTTTAATTCTTTACCGCCCACCTGGTCCTCACCTCCTACGCGATTTACTATGCGCCTTTGCCTGGGCTCTTCTCATCTGTCTATTTTGTTCTTCCTGTTCTTTTTTAAGGTCTTCTCCTGCCTCTGCTATTTCTGTAATGAAGTCCGCCATCCTTAATCGTCTAAGAGACTCGGGGCGTTCGCCATAAATTCGGCAGTAGCTCCGGACAAGTCTTCGGATGGACTTTCCGTCGAGGCCGTCTCCTCGTCCTCTTCCTGTTCCGGCGCAATATCTCCGAAAAAACCCTGTCCTATCTTTCTGATCTTATTAGAGTCTCTACCTTTGATTCTCTTAAGATCCTCAATATCTATGCTTGAGTCGCACGCTATGATAGCGAAGCAGCCCAAGTAGAAGTGTAAGGACGTATTAAATTCAGCAAGGTTCATGTTCTGGATGCCTCTTGCAGCAAGGCCTGTTGACGCCCTTGCATCCGCCTCACACAGATTTTCCGCTGTTATTTCATCGATGTCATATTTAAGCTCCGACACCAGGGAGCCGTTAATCTTTATCGGATTCGATAATTTAATTTTATTTGCCATGCCTATTTTCTCCTTTTTATTAAAAAGATTGGAGGACTCCGAAGAGCCCTCCACCATGATTAAAGCAAGCTATCATACTTCTTTGAGTAGTCCTTGCCATTTACCTTAAGTGTATGCGCAAGCCTGTCAACCAGTAAGATCTCCTCACCGTCAACGACCAGCTTGTATCTAAACACCTTATAAGTCAATTCGTTCTCTGTTGCGCTTCCGAGCTCAAGCGATGCGCCCGGATGAAGTGTCACAGGTGACACAGACAGGAAAGCCTTGCAGCCCTCAGCGGTAACAGTTCCGTCAGACTTGATAACATCCTGCACCCATCTTACCTCGATGGACTTCTTGCCCGGTGAGGTAAGTTTGGTCATATTCTTATCTACACCTATCTTAGTGATAGACATCTCCATGTCCTCAATCGCATTGGAAAGAGGAATGCTCATCTCGCCCATGGCCTGAACGTCCGCAGTCATAAATGTGATCTCCGGAAGAGCCACGGTCGTATCTGTGGCTACGAGACTACCATCAGAATAAATGGTATTAGCCTCGATAGGGCCTCTTTTGTTTACCCACTTACCCATGGATTAACCCTCCTCTCCAAAGTACGATGTGAACCCGGCGTCAGTATATGCCACCTTTGCCGTAAGGCTCTTAGCCGGAGGCGTAGGTGTATCTGCAATATTCCAGGTAAAGTTACCATTGATCATATCACTCACAGAGTTCTCAGACTCGGTAAATGTAATTACCGGAGAACCGATAAGAGCTCCCTGAGCTACAAGAGCGTCAAGCTTCTGCTGCTCTGCCTCAAGAATCGTATCCTTAAGATTACGATCCATAGGCTCATCTACCTGATCGCCGTGATCTTCCTCGAATGAGTTAATAATATACTCCTGCATTCTCATGTTGGTATCGAAAATAGCAAGCGGATCGATGTCTGCGGATGCATTTCCGTCATCATCTGCTACGAAGGCAGCAGTATGAGGACCCCAAAGTCTCCAAGAACCACCCCACTTAACCACTGTCGTAATACCAACAGCGTTAAGGGTATTACCAGCGCTCTGGTCGAATCCCTGGTTAGGCGATGTAGCACCGAAGTACTGAGCCGCTACAGGAATGCTCTTATTAGAGCAGGTCTCCATAGGCACTCCGCCATGAGATGCATCCACTCTGAGAGTCTCAGCAATAGCAAGCGAAGAAGCGTGGTATACCTTGCCGGTAGAAGTCTTGGTCTGAGGCCAAAATACCTTAGTATACATTGAGTCATACCCATTTGCCGTCTGCCATGCTTTCGCAAGTGCGATAGTATCGACAGCAGTCTTATACTGGATATCAACCTCAGCATCAGAGTAATACGATCCACCGGATAAGAGTGTGATTGTAAATCCAGTTGCGGTATCAGTCAAAGTATAATCGGTACCTTTAACCATAGCAGTCGTGGTACCGGTAGCATACACTACTACGCTGTCAGCGATTGCCTTAGCATCAGCAACAGATACAGCATGATCGCTAACTGCTGCCTCATCCACTTTAACGATTCCTTCAACAGGAATATCAGCATAAGGCATTGCATACCAGTGATCATTGATCGCCTGACAAAACTCGACCATAGCTTTATATACGTCGGGATGCTCAGACCATCCGGGAGCTGCAATGTAGCTGATGATTGCATCCTTATCAGGATATACAAGCAATCCGCACTGAAGTCCGGAGTACACACCGTCCTGAGTCACAGTTCCGATGATGTCATCATCAGTTATAGCGTCCACATCAACCTCATAGTAAGAAGCTGAGATGGTACCTGTAAGAGGATCATCAGCGTCTACGCTTGTAATAGCAAGCTTTCCGGTTGTGAAGTTATAGGACAAGTTGTAGTCCGTTCCTTCTGTCTTGCCGGCAAGTGCGAATGTATCAAGGATGATCTTATCAGACTCGATATAGGCGCGGCCGTTTGTGAACGTAAGCGACTTTGTAGTCTGTGCAGAAGCTTTATGCACACTCGGATCCAATACGTTGATAAAGTACGCAGGTCCGATGTTGCCATTAGCATTATCGAATAATGCGGAAAGCATCTCGCAAAGGGAGAAGCTCGCCCAGTCATCCGAGTAACCAATGGTCTTTTTTGCGCCCATGTCACTGATATAGACAGGCGCGTTGATTATTCCAGCGTCAGCATAGCCACGGATAAGGTTAACCGGAGCCGTACCCACGATAAGAGGCACACTCGGCGCGGTATCAGCCGCGGTAATGATGCTGTCGCTCATAGAGCCATAGGCTCCGTGAACATAACCACTCATGTTCGTTACTCCTTTCAAAGATAATTATTGTAACTGTTCGATGTAGAACTAATCCCACAGGTAACTGTAAGCTCTATCCACGCATACCAAAGCGGATAAGCTTCTACCAGGTTATCGTCAATCTGGAAATGCCCGTACTTTATCGGGGTAGATCTTTCAACCTTAACGCCCTCAATGTACATCTCGCTCTGGATCTTATGTATGGACTTAGATACCCACATCCACAAGTCCTTCCATCCATCAGCGTCCCGGGTAAACTCAACAGATGTATTCCCCTCGGTATCCGTAACCTCCTCAAAGTGTCCGGGCCGATACGTGGAATAAGCGAGCCTAAATTTTAGGCTCCTCTTATTCTTCTCCATATCATCCGTGCCCTCTTTAAGCTGCACGCATACCGAAGGAAGCTGCTGGTCTACATCCGGGGGAAGCTGATCTTTAGGGGGAACATATAAGGCAAACGCCGTAGGCGTAACCAGTTCATAGTTGGTAGACATTCCTGAATCACTCGGCTTAAGGAACTCCATTCCATCGCAGATGTTTTCCTGCACCCATGCTGTGAGATTATCGATAACTTCATTAAGCTGCATATCGATTCCTCCTTAACTGAGTACAGGGACTATCATTCGGATCTCCGTCATTCCCATGTTCTCGATCCAGTCCGTTACCGTGTATATCTTACCGTCTACTTCAATGTGGCTTCCATATCCCTTGTAGGATAGTCCCGCGTCTGACAAGTCCGACGTCTTTGCAAAAACTCGCAACACCGACTCTCCGATGCCGAACTCTTCGCCTCCGGAAAGCTGCGCCATCTCGTCATTATCGATAGAACAGTTAATACTCTTCTTCTCGATTATGTGCGGCTCGCAAAAATCATCCGTGTTAATAAACACCTTATCGATATCAGACGCGATTAAGTCTTTAAGACTCATTCAGGATCCACCGCTTCTATAGCAGGAGGCTCCTCTGTATCATCGTCCTTCTTGGCCGATGTTTTCTTCTTGGAATTCGTCTTCTTGCCGGTAGACTTCTTAGCCTGAGTAGCGGTCTCAGCCTCAGCCTTAACCTCTTCCTCAGCAGTCTCCTCTGTCGTTGTCTCAGGAGCCTTCTCCTCAGCCGGAGCCTCTTCGTCGCCAACGTGAATAGCGACGCCCTGGCTGATAAGACGATCCTCTATCTCGGCGCTAACCTCAAAAGGTTCATCTTTTACGGTCTTAGGAATAACCGCTCCGTCTTTATCGACATATCCGAAGACGCCTCTGATTATTTTAATCATAGGGCATTACCTCCTTAGCATACGTCAGAAACGATAGCAGCATTGAGACGCTTAGGCATAGCCAGAGGTCTGGACTGCTCAACAAGCTCTCTGATACCATCGTGACGGTTGATAAGTAAATGAGGTACACGAGCTGCTGCATATGTAGTAGCCTCGGTAGCACCTTCCTCGTACTGAGATACAGCACCATAAGCCATACGGCCCATAGCCTTAGCTGTAACAACGATCTTGTCAGCATCAAAGAAGTACTGATCATTACCAGACTCATCTACGTATGTAGCATCGTAGCAATAGATATCCACTGCGTGGCCATTAGCGTTGAAACGGCCAAGGTAAGTAGATCCAGGAGCAAGCTCTGTAGGATTAACTGCATCAGCTACGAGCTGAAGTCTTCTGTTATCCAAGATAGTGCGGATCTCTGTATTGCGCATGAAGATATCGGCTGCACTCGCGCCCATGATTACGTCTGTAGCAGGAAGTCCTCTCTTCTTAAGCATCTTGCACATGTTCGCAATGTCAGACAAGATGTTCGTTGAAGATGTAGACCAGCCCTGGCTTGTATATACAGCCTGGTTGCTGTTGAATCCATCTCCGAAGAAGTTGATAGAGAACGGCTGAGCTAAGCTTGTGCCATAGCCGTT